CTTGGAACCTCTCAAGGTTCGAATGATTACTGTTGGCGATGGTGATAACTGGGCACTGAAGCCCCTCCAAAGAGCAATGTTTAATAGCCTTGCTCAGTGGAAGTGCTTCCTACCCTGTTTCACACCCGATTATGATGACCAGGTGAAGGAGATGGCAAGTATTCCAGGATACTGGCTTTCTGGAGATTACTCTTCTGCTACCGATGGACTTAATTCTCAAATTATGTCTGTCTGTACAGAAGAGATTGTTAATCTCCTCGAGACCCAGTATCCCGAGCTAATCCCTTACGTCCTGATGGAATCCTCTCCCCACATTGTACAGTATCCTCGTTGGACAGGTATTGAGCCAATTGAGCAGACCAATGGTCAGCTTATGGGCTCTTTACTGTCCTTCCCGATACTCTCAATTGCTAATGCCTTCACTATATCGAAGGCGACTGGTTCATCCTTGAACAATCTCCCAGCTCTCATCCATGGGGATGATGTGTTGGCGAGATTGACCAAGGATCAATTCAACCGATGGAAATCTCTTTGCCCTAATTTAGGGTTAGAACTTTCCATTGGTAAGAATTACTGGTCTAACAATTGGGGATCCATTGACTCTCAGATCTTCTTTGAGGGTCAAAGGATCACGGAATGTGGGAAGTGGGAGGGTTTGGGTTCCAATGATCCAACCACGATTACCACTCTTTTAAAGAGAGGTTTTCCTGAGTGGCTCATTGTCAGTCGGATGAAGTTGGTACTTCAAAAGACTCATAAGAGTCTTGAAGTTTCGACTGAGTTCGGAGGTTTGAACCCAAATCCAGGATTAAAGCCTCAAACTGCAACTGATCATGCGCAGTACTTAGCCTCTCTTCGGAGACGTTGTACTGTTCGGCCGATTCTTAATTACCGATTCGCGTCGGTACCTGAGAATTGGTTTGAAAAGTTGCCGTTTGAACCGGTAATCCTTCCATTTGACCTTCCTCATCCGGATGCTAGAGGGAAGTTCTCCGATTTCCGTGAAGTTGTTAAACTTCGAAATCGGGGACTTTCCATCCCATCCGGGGAGTTTGTTTCGCTGGAATCTCCGGTCATGTACATCGAACTGCGAGACTCCCAAGAATCCTTCTTGAAGAATTATTGGAAGTCTCTATGTCCTGTGCTGACTAGAGAGGACACGGAGTATTTTACTGCTTTAAAGAACTGCAGTAATCTTGTCCCGCTGTAGGAACAGCG